AAGAATAGATTGACTTAGCCCGGTAACCTGTTGAAAATCAGGAGGTCTAGTTGCATTTGTTCTTACTAAACTAGCTAAAATATTAGTAAGATCTTGGTTACTTCCCATTACTGCCCTTTAAAGTTTAATTGCAAATACATTAATAAAGCTTGATGAGTTGTAGCATCAATCTGACCTTCTTGAAGCATCTTATCAGCTTGCTGCATATACCATTCAGGAGTTGTTGCAACAAAACTACCAGGAACAGGATTACGCTTATCTTCAACTTTACCATAAACAGCTTCAGGACTTCTTTGAAGACTAGTAAAAGCACCCGCCACAGACTGCTGAATATTCTGAGGTAGCTGACTCATAAAGGTATCAGGAGTTAAAGCCGTTTGCTGCTTACTCTGCATTTGACTCTGTAACATAGACCAGAGCATTTCTTGTCTACGAGCAGTTTCACTCTGAGCTTGACCCTGTTGCTGTCCTAATTGAGTTTGAGCTTGTCCAAGTTGATCCAAGTATCCAGATTGAATTCCGGCAGTTCTCTCAGACTCAGCCTGATTAATATAATCTTGAAGTTTAGAAAGCATATCTGTAGAGATTTCATTACCAGTCATCTTAGCAATTGGAGAGCCTTCACGATAATAAGTTGAATCAGCTTGTCCCATATCCATATAACGCTGTGATTGCTGTGCTTGATTTTCTGATGCAGCTGCTGAAGCTTCTTGAACAGGAGCAGCCTGATCAGATAAGACATCAGGAAGAGCAGATTCAATACCCAAACTCTTGAAAAGATCACCTTGCTCTTTAGAAACTCGAGAATAACTACCTTCAATGTTGCTACGCAATTGACCATATAAAGATTCAATTTGTTTCTGAGCTTCAGCAGCTTGAGCTGTCTGTTGAGGTGCTAGCTGTTCATAATTCTTAGCTAAATCGCCGTACATACTTTGAACATCTGCTGAAGCCTTACCTGTACTTGCTTTTGCTGTAGCTTCTCTTGCATCATAAATTGGATTAATCGCAGCTTGTACTTGACGCATTAAATCTTCTTTATCAATACCAGTAGGTTGATCAACAGGTTGTTGTAATTGATTAATTAGTTGTGCATAAAGATCCATTAACGGATCAGTAGGCTGCTGTTGTTGAACACCTTGTGTAAGAGCACCTAAAGCACTTGCAATACCTCTACCAGCAATCTGTCCTAAATTACTAGTTCTTGGTGAAGCTCCAGGATTTGCTGGTTGTGAACTACTAGGACTTCCTGTACGAAAAGGACCGGATGCTTGAGGTAAAGTTCCTTGAAGAGATTTTCCTAAATACTGAACACGAGGACTAGCTACTAATCTAGCTATAGTTTGTGCAAGCATAGATCCAGGATCAGTGTAGCCCATAATGATCCCCTTAACTAAAGACTAAACTTCTGAGAGCGTCTTAATAAAGCTTCTTGCTTCGCCTGCTGTGTGGCGAGATCGTTCTCTCTGCGATAATTCTTTTCTTGTCCCATTAAATCAGCAAGTAAAGCAGTTTGCTGTTGCTGCAAAGCTGTCTGCTGTTCTGTAAATTTCTGCTGAAACTTTCCTTGCTCTTGACCATAAAGACCAGACTGAATTAAACCTCGAGAAGCAAACTCATTACGCAAATCGTCTAATTGCTGAACACGATCACGTTCCATAGATGCTGTAGTCTGATTAAATTGAGTACCCGCTTCACCACGCCTGCGAGTCATCTCACTAAGGAAATCTGTTAAACTTCTTTTTCCACCACTAATAGCTGTCTGATAAGCTGAATCAGTTCCTAAATAAGACGAGAGTGAAGGCGCTCCAGAAAAACCACCTCCCCCTCCTCCCCCTCCTCCAGGAGAATATCCTCCTGAACCTGAGGAACTTCTACTTCCAGAACTATAGCCTCCAGAACTTCTAGAACTAGAAGGCTTTCTAACAACAGGCTGTGAACGACTTGCCAAACTTTTAGCTACAGCCTTCTTTGCAACTTTTACTGCACCTCTACCAAGTGCAGTTCCAGCATTGCTGACGTAATCACCTGCACCATTATCAATCATCAAATACTCCTTTGTGCATCACTGTTCATGTAGTCACCGTTCTGTACTGCTTTTAAACGGCGTAACATTGCAGAACGTCTTGCTTGGTATTTTAAATCTCGTTCTCTATGTCCAGTAGGATCTACAGGTCCGATGTTTGGTGCGTCTCTTCCACCACCATAAATCTTGTTTCCAGCGCTATACGGAAGAAACTGTTTCCCTTGATAAAGAATTGTCCATCTCCTCTCAGGAAATTCTCGCTGAGACAAGTTGTTTAATTGCTACTACAGCTGTAAATTGGAATATTTTAGTGGGCTGACTAGGACTACCATCAGTCTCCATTTTAACTGAAAAATTGGCTTTTCTAAATCTCATGGCTTTACCAAATTTAATCAACTTATTGGTATTTGCAACATCATCGCCAGGAATAGTTTCCATAAACGCCACAGAGCCTGAAATAGGACTCCCCCACGTAAGTAAATCAGCCCAAGTCTCAGTAGTTAACGCATCCCAAGTAACTGAATTGATAAGAGTAATAGGGGTGATAGACCCTGTAATATCTTGACCTGTAATAACATCTGCACCCCACCAAAACAGCCTCTTAAATCGAACAGGATCAGCCATGTCGTAATCTTTAGTGGTTGCAATACAGAAGAACTTGTTAGCACCTGTACCTTCTATTGCACCACTCGTTCTACCATCAATAAGTTTGATAACTTTGTAACCACCAGAAGACACATCAAAAGAATATCCTGTATAATAACTATCTAACCCTGAACCTGTTAAATCTCTAGCTCTTACTAAAGGACCAAAAATATGCCATTCAAGAGTAGAGGTATCGTCTGTCTTTTCCCATTCGGACCAAGTACGAGTTCTTAATTGAAAAGAATAAGTACGATTAAAATATCTAACTATTAAACGTTCACCTAGTAAACTAAGATGTTGATTCTCAAAGCGAGCGGTTGTACCTGTAGGTAGTGCATTATCAAATACTAATGGCACCTTAATATTAATCTTAGCAAAATTAAAGTTAGTGATTTCATATACTGTATTACGATGCATACAGTATACGGTATTCTCATATTGAGTAACACCGAAACTACCACCTGAACCTACAACAGGATTGATTTCACGAAGAATAGCATCTACGGGATCTAAATCGTAAGCAAGAACATGCGTACTTTCACCCTTAAAAAGTAATAAATTATCCTGATATACGACTACATTATTTAAAGTATCTCCATCACCAGGCTGCACATCAATAAAGTTAGTTCCAGGCCACGTAGTAAAGTCAGCAGCAGCAGAAAAAGATAATCTAGATGCGTTAGCTGTAGCAGATTCACCAGGACATAGATACAATCTATTCTTATGAACTACACACTTTTCTGCTCTAGGTAAAGCTGCAACTGCAACAGCACCACCACCAGGTGTCCAAGACATTCCACCATTTGCACTCGTGGGCATTGCTGGTAGCCAAACTGTATTATTATAAACTTCCATAGTTCTACATTCACGAGGTAATCCACCAGGAGCTAATTCAGTCCAGGCAAGACCAGCAGTAGAACTAACAAAAGTTCTATCATTGAATGTAGAGAAGAGGTAAAGTGTACCACTAAATACGATCGAACCAAAAATTAGGATTCTTCGATTACTTCCACCATTAGCAATAACTTGAATTGCTGGTCTGCTAACTAATGATCCATCTATATCAAGTTCAAAATTAAGACAGGTAATAAGCTCGTTATCTCCAATTAAGACAGGATCAGAACTAGTATTTAATCCTCCACTAAAAGGTCCAAGCCTCAAGATTTGAGTGGCCATTGTACCTCCTTTCTATTGATCGTACTCCAGCACTGTAATGACAGGATACGTTGCAACAGGATCAGAAGTTTCTTTACTTGATAAAATAGACATATCTTCTACAAAATTAGTTTTATACATCAGAGCAGGTTCATGATCTTCATCTAATAAACTAGCCTGCCACATACAGTACTGCATTATTGAATTATGATAGATAATAGGTAGTGCTAATGTATCACCTAGACCTACTACATCAGTCGGTTTCTGGTTATAGAGAACTTTTAAACCGTCTACCATTGACTGATCTGGAACAGGAAATAAAATTACTTTGCCCTCATACATTGTAAACCACTGTGGAGGAGCTGCACTATAGAGTGTACCGTCCCATCCATCAACAGAATCATCAAATTCTTGCATGTTTTTATATCTTAATGCACTAAAGCTTAAAGACGACGAATACTTAAAGCGTAAAGAACGAAGAATTAATAAATCTGTGGGCATTACATACGTAGCTTGGTTAACTACTAAATCAATGAGATCTGTTTTCTGTAAAGCAGCGTCATTTCTTTTGACTATTTCAACCTGTGCATCATTAATCCATCGAATGACATCATCATCTGTTACCTGAACAGCAGCCGCATCACCGAAGACTCGACGAACTCTGGTTATTACATCTTGTACTATCATTTGTCAATTACTTTTCTAACGGATCCTAAATCTCTAAAGTGTTCATCTTTAACTCGTCCCTCGTGTACCCATCTACTTTTTTGATTCTTAGCAACAAACAGAGCAAAATCTTTTTGAGCTTCTATTTCATCTAAATTTTTTCTCATTTGAAGAGCTTGCGCCGCTGCATTTCTAGCATCTAGATTGGCTACTACATTATTCTTGTTCTGATCCATACTCCATACTCTAGCAAGAATATCTTGAGGACTGGCGAGTGAATCAGCATATAAAACTATTTGATTTTTTCTGGTATCTATAACTCGAAAAACTTTAGATTTATCAATTAATTTATCCCATTCAGCTAAAGGAACCATTTCCAGTGCCAAATAAGGATCATAATCAGAAAGTACTTCAGCAAGATTTTGAAACTCTTGTGATATCCATTCATCTATTTGATTCACGGCGGTATGGCCTCCTTATCATTTCATGGCTTAGATAACTCTTTAAAGCCTTAGATATTTGCTCTTTTCTTCTAGGGCTCAGCCAGTACCAAATACTGCTAATAACATACTGTACATGCTCAAATTTAGTAACGCTAAAGGTATAAGTAGATTTTCTATTATCAGGTTTAATATAAGGTCCACTTACTTTTCCAATAGCTAGAGATTCCCCAAACCTAATTAAAGGTTCTTTATCAGTCATTTCAATTTTTAGCTGTAAAGATCTAAAACTCCTGCCGTAAGAACCATCTTTTAATTTATTTTGCTGTTTAAAAAATTGAATATTTCCTTCACCCTCAAAGAGACCTGCACAGTAGGCCAGGTCTCTTTGATCAGTCCACATTTAAAAATATACCGTACTACTCGTCTTTATCGTCTTCAGGCTTAGTCCACTTGTCGTTATGTGCTGCATCAGGAGCAAAATCGTAAGTATCAACAATAACTCGCTTTACCTGAGCATTATCGGTGTGCTGTTCAGCAACACCTCGATTCTGCAAATCCATTGCAATATCTGGGTGAAGATGAGTACCTGAAGGAACCTGATTTACAAGAGTATCACGATAAGCCTGAACACGAGGATTGTCTGCATCTTCATCACTAATTTCAGTATCAATTCCATAACGCTCTGCTGTCTCCTCCGGAGTTTCAGCAGCTAACTGAGCAGGAGTTCTATCTGTTCTAAGAGCAACTACACTATCAGAAACATAAGGTTCGTTACTTTCTTCCCTTCCTGTAAGAGTAGATAAACTAGGAACAGCTTTCTTTGCAGGAGTACTTGGCATTTTAATACCTTTCTAGAGAATAATGGGTGGCCACGATTTGGGGTTAATCACGACCACCCTAAACACTATTTAGGCTTAACACACAGTGTTTCGCATGTACACCCGTCAACAGGACCCCAAGATGGACAAATAGAGATAACACCAGCTTCATGTTCACAAGGATAATTAAAAGATTTACCATCACAACCACAACGATCTGGATCATGCCAGTAAGGAACACGCTTCTTACATTTCTCATTTTCACAAATTAAATAGGGATTAGCAAATCCAATCTGCGTATGCACCCTAGTATGTGTAACCATTATTGATTAAGTAACTCAGCATAGATATTAGCAGCAGCAGTATCAGCCGCTCCTGTGGCGGTATTTAATTGAATAACAATGTTACCAGGCGCAGCCATATCAACAACAATAGGACCAAACATAGCAGTATCATTAGGTCCTGAACAGATAATCATTGCAATAGGAGATGTAATTTTTAAACCATCAGCTAAAGTATGTCTAGCCATTCCCCATACTTTATATCTACCAGCAGCAGGTACAGCAAGAGACGCCACAGTGGTGTTTGCTGCTATATTGTTTCCCTGCGTACCGTAGACAGAAAGATTGGTATTTTCACGCATTTTTAAGCTTCAATAATAGCAGTCATGAGACCGTGGGTATTACGACGGTGTGTACCAATCTGCCAATAGCTAAACAACCGTGCCCGATAAGCGTCATACTCACCAGAAGAGTCAATAAGACGCTGCCACATATTTCCATCACGATTCATGAAAGACCAATCAGCTGCACGATAAATCTTAAGTTGCTTCTCATTTAAGAAATAAAGACGTCCGGCCTGGCAATCGAAATCTGCAACAATAGGAATCTCTCCACCGTCAGTAGTGAAAGCAATTCCAGAAAAACCACCAGTAAACTTAGTAGTATTAACATAACGACGCTGCTGCTCTAACAAGTTTGCATATGCACGACGAACACCAAGAGAACAAAAACCAACAGTAGTAGTGCCACCACGAGTACGAATCGCATCAATCATGTTAATCATACGACCTTCGGAAATAGCTCCCGCAGTCGTATCCATATTTCCAGTCCATGTACCATGTGTAATATTATAAAGAGCACCAGCACCATTACCAAGAGCAGTTGCTGTAGTAGCTAAACCTGCAACAATCTGCTCAAAACCAACAGGCTCTTTCTGGTGTGAACCACCACGAGTCATAAAGAAACCAGCACCTACAGCAGCTGCTGTAGAAATGGTAACTGTAAGAGTAGCGGGGGTAATATCTGTAATACTAACACTAGCAGTAGAAAGAACAGGAGTAATAACAGTACTCGTAGAGTTGTAAATATCTACAAGCATACCAATTTCAAGATACTGTAAACCCGCAAGATTCGAAACAACAAAAGTAGTCGTAGAACCAGAAGCTGCAATTGCTAAAACACCCTGAGAAGTTCCATAAGCCTGTCGGTTGGTCTCCTTTTTAAGACCTTCCTTAATACCATCAACTTCCTGATCTAAAAGACTAGCAAAAGCCTGAGTATCCGATTCTGCTAATTCAAAAGACTGACCCGAAAGCTGAATCGCACCATAACCATAAGAAAGCCTTAACTGAGCATCTCGGTAGTCCTGAGTCTTAGGACTAGGAAGAGCTTCCATTTCATTTCGAGAACCAATACCATGGTTTCTCTGAACACGCACACCAAATCGAACATACTTACCACCTACAGAGTTAGTTTCAACTCCTTCAGAGGTCTTTTCAATTCGAGAAATAGTAATAACTTCAGACTGTAACTGGTCTCGAACCTTAGGCTCGTAAACCTCTTTAAGAATATTAGCAGCGGTAGTAAGTGTGGTAGTAATAGTTACTGCCCTCCAACATAGAATGAATTAAAATAATAAATCTTTAACTAATTCAACTACGTTGAGGATTTAGACCCTCAGTACTACTTACTTATTTGCTTCTGCATTTGCATGGTCAAGCATCTGAGCTACTAAGTTCTTTGTTTCTTTACTGTTTAATTTAGTAGGATCAATAGCCCTATTACTAGGAATGTTTCCTCCAGCACCCATAATCATAGGAGCAGGTCGACGACTTCTAACATCGGTTACAAAACCAGCATATTCTTGATAAGCCTCTTCAGCTGTCATATTCTTTGTATACATACGCATAAGAATTTGATCATCGGGAACATCATTGCCGTACTTCTTTTTAATATCACTAAGTTCTTGATCCACCACAGCATCCATCTCGGCATCCTGTTGCTCTTTTGCAGTCATCTGTCGTTGTGCAAGCATAATCTGCGACATTGTCGCCATCTGCTCTTCCATTGTCTTAATTTTAGAATCATAAGGATTAGCAGCCTGATCTGCTTTTACTTCTTTAACAACTTCTTTAGCTTGCTCAGTTGTAATTCCTAAATGACCTGCGATAGCATCATATACCTGACGAGGATTCGTTTCAATAAGATTGAATAATCTAAGAGCTGTATCTGCCTGATCCGGAGTTACTCCAGATTTCTGAAATCCTTCCCACTGCTTAAGTGGTTCATATTCAGAAGTAGCAGAAGTAACACGTTCCTTTAATTTAGGACCAAATTCAGCCCTTTTATCTTCAGGAATATAATTTACAAGCTCGTTCCAAGAAGGATCTAACCCCTCAATAAGGGGTAAATCTCCTGGAGGTGTAGGCTGACCCATTACTGACTCCTCTTTGACCTTGCTAGCCTTCTCTTAATGGCTAACTTTCTACGAGTATCAGGATCTAACTCTTCATTATCTGTAGAACCAATTTGATCACTAACAGAAGATCCAGGAGTTTTATCTGTACCTTTATAAAAGTCTGTATAACCAGTAGCCTTACCTGCTGCCATTACAGTGATCCAGGATCGTCAGAAACTCTAAGTTGAAAAGCTTTATCATTCTCTGTCATTGTAGCAACTCGAAGAGCAGAAAATCCTAATGCAACTAATCTACGATCCATTTCACCAGTACTTGACTGATTCATAACACCTGTTAACTTCATAAAATCACCAGAGGCAGTCGCCACAGCTGCTGCGGGCGTAAATGTAATCGTAGTAGATCCTGCAACAACTTGAGAAACAACACGGAAAACTGTTTCTTCTTTAAGAACACCAGCAGTAGTAAAGAGTTTAAATTCATCGTCTAAACGAGTAATGTTAGTACCCGCTCCGGGAGCAGCGTTTGCACCAACAATTGTAGTTGTAGAACCAGCACCATTTGCAGTAAATACAGCAGCACCAGTTACAATACGATTTTCAAAATCATTTCTATATGAACGTCGTTTATCAGCGTATTCAGGAGCAAAAGATGCGGCAAGTTGATGTGTCATTTAAACCTAACCTCCCTGTGGCTGATCTCCTGACATCTCAGGCATTGGAACAGGACCCGAACTTTCTTGTGAATCTTCTTGCGAATTTTCTTGATCTTGTTGTTGTAGAGTTGCTTCTTCCTCTTCTGGATCTGGTGCATTTGGATTACTTGGATCCATACCAGTAAGAGGATGAGTCATCATTCCAGCCATTGCTTCTGCATGCTGTCTAACATGTTCTTCAAATATAGCCTTAGTTAGTGTAGAAGCACCCTCAAAATTTTGACTTTTACGATACGTATTATGAAGTGCCATGTGAATTTCGTGATTATCATAAGTATGAACGGGAACAAGTAATGGAGGTTCCAGATTCAAACCAGCATCAATGTCTTTTTTAACTTCTGGATTCTGCTGTGACTGCCATTCTTGCATGTGTTTTGTTTGATCTTCTTCAGTAATAACACGCATCTTAAGATTTTCTCTTTGTGCCTGTCGTTTATCTACCTGGATACGCTCATAAATTCTATTAAGGCCGCCAACCTCGAGAATTTCCAAACCTTCATCAGGTTGAATAAAGCCCATCTTCATAAGATCCATAATAAATGCTTGTTTAGCAGCACGAGAAGTAGGAAGTGCAGAACCTGATTCAACTCTAATATCAGAATTACCTCGAAGATCTGAATTCTTAAATGTTTGAACATCAAACGTACCTTCAAGACCTACAACTTTAACAGTACGTTCTTCATCCCAATACATCTTAACAAATATCAAAGCTTGTGAGGCAATTTTTTCTACTGCTTCTTCAATAGAGTTGTAATGACCAGCAATTAAACTTTCATCTTGCTCTTGCAAGAAGCTAATTGCAGTTGCAGCGGTTACTCCAGGCGGTGTACTTCCATTACTTACTTCGTGCTGTCCACTAATATCAGCCATATCGTCGTACAACCGGTTAATTTCTTCTGTTACATAGCTAGGGAGATTCTGTAAAGGAAGTGGCTGTGGCGGAGCACTGCCAACTGCGTGAAAAATAACTTGTCCAGGTTCAGTAGTAATCATTTTAGCATCTATTGAACCTTTTTCAGCTATTAATTGAGGCTTACTCATCCTATTCTTTGATTCAATTAACTGACTACGAGAACGATTAAGTTCTTGCTGTAAAGGAATTAGGTCTTCAATAATTGATGAATTGTAAAATTTACCCGTAGGACTAGCATCTATCTTAGAAATAGGATATTGTCCATGTTCATATGGCCATTTAGCAAAACCTTGAACTAGTTTACTAGCAGCAATAGTAAACATACCACCTTCAGGAAGCTCTGGTAGATAACCAGGCTTAACCCAAATTTCTAAAATTATACTCTGATCTTTCTTACTATCATGCTTACTAATTCCCATTACATTAAGTAAACCTTCATCTACTGATTCTAACTTATCGCTAATTGCATCAATACCAAAACTCTGTTTAATCCATGAATTGTTTCTAATTTGTGCGTGAATAATGTAAGGCTGATCTTCAATATCTGTACACATTAGATCAGGTACAAAAACGTGAAAAGGACTTACGTTATCAATACAAATAACACCATATACCTTAGTATCAGCACCAGGATTCATAGGATCAGGATCTTTTGAACTATCAAGATCTATCTTATTAGCATCCCAATAAGTTTTAATAAATCCATTACCACAAACAGCTTGCCAAAACACTGCTTCTCTAAGTACTTTATTAAATTTTAATCCACGCCACAGGGAGTCCCAAATCTGTTCACCTGCTTGTGCAGCAAAGATGTCAGCATCTTCAGTTGAAGAAGGTACAACAAATGCATTAGGCTTTTGCGCACACAATCTAGATATCTCTTTGCGAACAATCTTTCTAACCTGATTAACTACGATGCGTACCCTATAGTAAGGTGCCTTAGGTGTATGTAGATCAAAGTTGTTACCTGTTGTCGTCTGTCTGAATTGTACATGCTGGTTACCATAAAAGAAAGCTAAATTAAGATACCACTGTCTCTCTTGTCTAATCCTTTGATTCTGACAGCGATGAAACCATTCCATTCCAATAGCAGCTAATCTTATTCTTAATTTATCAGCATCCTTACCTTCCGCTGTAAAAATATCTCCTACACTAGTTAAACCTTTAGGATCATCTGGATACGTCATCGCTGAATCTCTTCATCAAAACCCATACCAAAATCATTCATAGCGTACTGGCGTACTTCATCAGGACTAAGATACGTTACTTCTTCACCTACACCACTAATATCTCTTAATTGTTTTTCTTCTGATGCATCATCTTTAGGAAAGTATTCATCACTGCTTGGAACTATTGTCGAGTAATTCTGTAAGGCTGCGAATGTTCTCACGTCGGGAGCTTGAAGTCGATTTAGTAGCTCTCGATTTTGTTGTATTAGTTGTTGGTTCATTAACTGCTGACTCACGGGCGGATGATTCAGACTCCACCATAGAGCCAATATCAGAAGGAGTATAATTCCCAGAAGAATGTACACTATCATAGTATTCCTTAAACTCCTCCCAAGCCTTTATTAAGTTTGCAGGAAGCTCTACTCCCTTTTCCTTCACCGATGTCAATGCAGCAATTTCTTCTTCCTGCTTTAAAAGACTTTGCACTAATTCGTCAAAAAGACCTAACTCTGTAGCTACATCTTTTATGCAATGCCCACATAAATACAAGGTCCCATACCAATCAATCTCTAACTGAAAATCAACGTACTTTCTTCCATCGTTCTTAGATGCTCCACAATTACCGCATTTACCAGGCTTGAACATGGGAACATCTTGAGTAAGATATTTGCTCATCCGCAACATCTCCAAGTAATCAGGATCCACTTCCGTTGGCAATCTGCCATATTTCTCTATAAATCTATGCATCACATGACGACTCATTAAATCTCTCCAAAGGCATAATTATCTGGATCAGATTGAATAAATTGAGAATCAACTTCCCAGGGAAAATCTTCTCTATTAATTTCTGTTAAACTCCGTCCACGAGCCAAATTTTTAACCTCTGGAGTAATATACGGCATAAAATTAAAAAAGTAACCACAAGAGTCAGGACAGTGATCATTCTTTTTCTTAGGTTGTTCTCTAACATTATTTCTGTCCGCAATCTTTGGAGAGTTGAAAATCATAAAACTATAACTTCTAATCTCCTTAATTGTATTAGGACACGCTTCCGTAATACTCCACATATCGTATTTTAAATACTCATTCATTTTATTAATCCTGCCATCTACATCTTTCTTAGCAGGTATTAAAGGAATCCCATTATCTCTATAAATCTGTAAAGGTGAAGTACCTGTTTCAGCAGTTTTCTGACTCATTGAAGGATCACACATATACATGACAGGCTCTCTGCCAATTTCTTCATTAATCTCTTTAATTCTTTTAACGTGATCTTTAATGACTAATTTTCTTTTATAATGCTCTTTGAATGTAACTACTCTGCCCTGAGGGGAAACAGCGTGCCAAAGAGCAGCAGTAGGATTATTAAATCCATGATCTATAGAAATGTTAATAGTCCAGTGTTTTGGTATCGGTCCTCCACCTTTAATGACGTGCCTTGTGTAGTCGAATTCTCTAAGAATCAACCCACCTTTAGGAACAAAGATACCTTTTTCTCTAACATCTTTTTCTTCTTCAGTTAAATCTTCACTAAGTATCTTAAGAGCTTCTTTGTTCAAATGGGGATTACTAGCAATATTAACTTCGAACATGTCTACATTTTTATTAGCAGATACAATAAATCTATCGAAAATCCAATCCTGTCCATCAACAGGAGTCATGGTCATGTACCAACAACCATTAAAGTCAATTAAACGAAGACGACACTCATTGAAGATTGCACTAGGACATTCTTCATCAAAGTGAATAAAGTGAAGAGGAATACCAGCAAAAGATTCAACTTCTTGTTGATGTGTCATTACTTCAATAGTTGAGCCATTTCTAAAAGTTAGTAGCGCTCCCCTATTTTTCCACGAATCCTCCCAAGAGCCATTCACTAATTCGCTAGGAGGTGTCCACTGTGCGAGTAAAGGTTTAATAATTTTTTCAATACCATTGTCTTTATCCACTGTTACAATTCTACCTCTTACAGGTAAATCATGTGTAGCTTGATAAGGATGTTTTCCTGTAGCTCTCCAGATATCCTCTACAATTCCAGCGGTAGATTTTCCACTTCTGTTACCCCCTCGTAACAGACGACCTACCTTATTAGATTCATGAAATTCTTGATGTACAGATGAATTAGGTACATAAGATAAAACATTTGGTTTGGCAGCTGCGTGAACTAGTCTACGAGCTAGTTCTTCTAAAAAATCAGAACTCACTACGTTCCAAATCCTATAGCTCTTAGAGCATCGATAATAGCCTGTATTTGAACTTGTGAATAAGTTGCAGAAGCGGTAGTAGGAAAAGCAGGATTAATGCTTGTACCAATTCTTCTAGAAGACTTCCCATCATGTTTATGATCACCAGGATTAGACTGATTATGTTGAATACCTAAGGTATGATGCTGTGCATTAACACTAGAATCTACATCTGAATTACTATGAAGTATTGCAACCTCTTGAGCAGTTGGAGCATTAGTAGCAACTACTTTAGCTCTTGAAGTTGGTGTAGGAGATGTCATGATGGATCCCTTTGATAATGAGCACTCCACATAATACCGTCTCCTGGACTTCCAACAGCCCAGGTAAAAGGAATAAGATTTCCTGCAAATTTAGATGCTCCACCAGTAGCCATCTTAATACTAAAAACTATGTAGTCAGGACTGGCCAACTGTGTAACCATAGGCTGTCGAGATGTATCAGCCGCCGTATTAAAAGCATGAGCACTACCCACTGAAATAGGAACAGTAAAAGGATTACCAGATGAAATATTAGTCTTAGCTTTAAATGGTAAACTTATTCGAAAAGCACCAGTACCTGCTGAAGCACCTGTAGTTCCAAATCTAAACTCTCCCCATGTAAAAATTTGATCAAAAATCTTGTAATATTTACCTACTAAAGTATTACCCGTTCCTAATACAGGAGTAGTGCCCGCAGAGGTTAATGCAGGAACATAAGTCTGAATAGGATGAGTAACTAAACAAGGACCAGCGTAATTATCAATGTCATCACAATTCACAGTATTCAAAGCAGGAAAGTTCTTCATAAAGTCAGAACCGATAGGACTTTCTAAACTAAGAACCATTAGGGCACCGCCGTTGGATAAACGAAATAACCAGTAAACCTATCCTGTTGTCCTAGTGTTACAGGTATTGTAGGACCCCAAGTACCACATGCTGCACCTACTGTTGTTACATAAGCTATCATAGCATTAAATGCAACACTATAATTTAAACTAAAAACTGAGCTAGATGCCACTGCATTATTATCTTGAAATATCATTTTTCCCATTGGTACTGAAGCACTAAATATGGCAGATGCTTGAAGAAAAACAGGGTCTATCGCCACAGGGAGGCTGATGGTATAACTACCAGATCCTAAAGCTGCACCTACACCACCAAAATAAAGCCTAAAGAAAACTGCAACCATTCTAGGATGGATTCTAATATACTTAGCGTCTGTAAATCCACCTGCACCTAAAGTAGGAGGAGTAATGCTACCTCCCCATGTAGGTGTATAGGATGCAACTGAAGCTCTAAATAAAGCATCAATTTTATCCATGTTGATTGTATTCTGAGCAGCCCACCCAGCGAATGTTGGCATATTCGCTTTTATGGATTCATTAGTATCTGGCTTAATAAGTCCTAAGTTAGAAGTTACTGTGGTTCCCATTAGATCCTAAATTCACAAAGCTCATCGTACCTGGTTAAAATCTTAGCTAGTGTCTGAAGTACTATTCCTTCTTTACTATGTTTCTTATTTGCTGCTTCATCCAAGATGTCAATTATTTCCTGAGGGATCTCTTCTACTTTCATTATGCACTCTTATACATGAAAGTACCAGTGAATGAATCACCAGTAGCAATTGCATTAGGAGTAGAAGGTCCTACCCATAAAACAGTTTTACCTGTGTAACCTTCTGTGATCATTCTAAGATAAGCTACACCAGCAATATGCACAATATCTAATGCAAATGTACCACTGAAGGGAATAGAGTTAGCATCTATCATATAACCTTCACCAATACAATGTGCAACTCCAGGAACATCAGTTAGAGTTGCACCTACTACATGAAAAGTAACATCTGCTAAGAAAGGTAAAGCAATCCCATAAGCTCCTGTACCTGTTCCCGGAGCAACACCAGGATCAATTGCAGCAATAGAAAAAGTTCCAAAAATGAATCCTTCAACGTTACTGTATTCTAATTGTGCAGCTCCAGCACCAAAGTTAGGATTTGTAGTAGCTCCAATAACAGCAGGAGTAGTCGTGATTAAATTAATGTCTGTAACGTCTTCAATGATCAGATTATTGTCTTCAGCTAGTTCTGTACCAACTGCCCAATTTTCAGCAAGCTCTGCTTCTGTGACTTTAGCTAAACCAATGTTGGGGGTGAAGGTTACTGCCATAACAAGTTCCCGTTATGTCTAGGCCATGGCGTGTAATTATAATCTACCTTAATAACTGCATCCCTGAAAAGTTGCTCCGAATTTACAAGTGCCCTGAATACTTTAAATGTACTATCATCATTTATTGTAATAAACAAAATTAAATTCATACTATATACTTCGAATCAATGTGAGTATAAGGAACCTTATGAAGATATGAGTCACGCACTTTCCACATGTCTTCAAAAGTAACAGGTTTAGGATCTTTACAAGGTACTGAAGTAATAATTACTTTTTGTTCATCGTACTCTAACAGTTCTCTAATTACTTTCTGCAATTCCGATGAAATTTCTTCACCGCACATTAGACACCTAGTTTCCTTTTAGCATCTAATAACTCTTGATCCTCAACCACTGCACCTGTTAATTCAAGTGGGGGAGCTTCGTCTATAACTTCAAGAGTTCTATTATTCATAGCTTGCTTAAGGTCCATCGCAATTGCAATCATTACCTGAGGATCTTTAACGTGTTTCTGGATAATTTCAACAAACATTACGAGTAACTGCTCGCTCTGTGGCGCGTTACTGTCTGCTAGTTCTCCTGTAGTTTCTAACCAGAACTTAATTGCATTCCAGTCACCTTGATTAATCTTTTTAGTGAATTCCGCCACAGCTGCGGGACGTACGTTAATCTTATTTTGATCTGCTAAACTATCTAAGAAATTCTTAAATTGTGGATCACTCAACCAAGCATAGTATTGAGATGAGGTAATTCCAAGCTGATCTAACTTCTCAGCAATAGATCTCTCATCCATCATGTTCATTACTGTAATTGCAGCAGCTTGTTGTGGGCCTGTTAATTCAGATTGTGTGTGTTGCTCAAAGGGAATTCCACGTTTCTTTAAGGCTGCAATTACAGGCTTTCTGCCTAAGTAATAGTTAACTGTTGTCTGTTTTAGATTAGGTCTAGTTTTACGTAAATGTTGAAAGACCTCTTCAACTGTTGGAACAGTGTGGCGTAGGAACCAGTTTAATTCGTAGTAGTTAATTAGAGCTTTTTCTGCTGGTTGTAAAGCTGCTCTAATTGCATAAAACCTCTTCTGTGCGTCTGTTGCCATTCCCCCTCCTACTCTCGTCTATTAGCTTCCTCTACAAGTTCTTCAAGTTCTTTAACCTGTTCAAAGAAAGGTTTCGCTAGGTACTCCTCTAAATCTTTATTTCCTTCTATTACTGGCTCATAGGACATTTCAAAAATGTCAGGCTTACAAGGGTACTGCTCTCCCCTTAGACCTGTAATAATCCAATCACCAACATTAGCGTGCATCGTGCCTTCAAGAGTTTCAATATTTAACTCTACTTCAGTTTGGTAAGCCTCAATCTCTACAGGCTTTTTACGAAATTTCATCGGTTTGAAGTGTCTCTCAATTTAGCCTCTTCCGTTGGCTCACATTTAGTCAGCCAAAGCTCAGCTTCATCAATCTTAATAAGAACTAAACTTCTCTCTCGTGAAGGTACGTACTCTTCAATCAAATCTCGTACCCGTTGAAAATGGTAAACAGGATTCATCATTTTCCATCTCTCGCAATCCCTGCATTAGCCCAGAACATCACAGTGTCTAAAGCATCAATTGCTAAGTCTCTTTCATGGCCTTCAGGAACCAAATCATTCAAATCAATAGCAGCTCTTAAACACAAGTTTCTCACAGTCTCGTAAGCTTGCTTCTTCTCTTCTGTAGTAGCAGGGTGAAAACTAAATCTGTTCTCTAAATCTTTCTTTTCCATCAGTCTGCAATCCTTACGTTATCAAACTTCTTGTAAGCGTCAATGTAAGTCTCTTTTAAATCTCCGTTATAAGTCACTTCGTAGTACATCTGATCTGGTAAAGTTGTAGAAATTAAAGCTTTCCAGTTCTGAAGTGTCTTAGAGAACCAAACTTCATAAACTCCAAAAGAAGGAATTTTAGGATCTGACTTATCAAAGTGATCTTCTACGTAATCTTGAACAAGTCTAATTGCCTTGTCCTGAAACGTCTCTTCCATTAAAGTCCCCAATCCTCACTTATCCGTGGAGAGACAGCTAATCTCCCACGTTCAATCTCTCACATAAGGATCTCCAAAAGCAAGGAATGTGACCCACATCACTTCCTCAGAAGTCCTCCAGCCTGCCCAGATTCTCTAATCCCTCATTTGAGGTACCCAGTGTCCTCCCTGAGGCTCTAACAGTCCAAATAGGCACACGGGTAGGGGTATTCGGGTCTCAGGGGCTTACAGAGGCTCTCAGGCTGTCACGTTCACATATGGCCTCTAAGGATGTTACCTTTTATTTTATTTTTGTTTTAACGCCACACGCTCTTGGGATGGATTCTTGATTTAATGCTTTGTAAAGGTTGATTCTTGATTGACTGATTCTTGATTGAGCCCTGCGTTAGCAGGTTGGAATCTTGATTTTGGATTTTTAGATTTTCTTTTAGGGTTCTCTAATTTTTCTGAGATGGTTCCTTTATTTTTCTTTGTAGATCTTAGGGACTACCGCTCATAAAATCGCATGGATTTATTGGACAAGATATTAATGTCTCAATGTAGGTACGTTATAATGAATCAAAGTTCTGATGTAGGAATAGTGTAATGTAGGAATAATAGATCGTTGCTTTGTCTTAAAGCCTTAATGTTCTTATATATGCGCCTTACTGTGTGTTAGTATATTAGCGTTACTCTTAGTGATATAGGATAAATACGATTTCGATGGAAGTAATACGCTATGACGGGCATCATAACATACAATATAATATAAATAGCACGACCTATAATAACTCATTAATAACTCATGAATGCTATATCATCTAATATGTGGGCTTGAATCCAAACTTAAATTAAAAAAGTTTGATGCATGAGAGTGAATGAGTGTATGGGGGCGCAGTCCCCGCTTTTGCACGAATTCGCGATCTATTCCTTATTAAGAGTTAATAGATAAAAGCATAACGAACGAAGAGAGTGTTCTATGCTTGAAATCTATGAAGTCAGTGCAAAGACGTACATATGGGTATCCATCTCCCGTTTGCGGATATCCAGCACTGTGCTAGCATGGTCCATAGAGAGTCCCCATGCATTCCGATAAATGGACATTGGAGGGTAAAATCGGACATAAGCTGACTAGCCATGCACGACCGACCAATCCACTTTTATTTCTATAAGGGAGAAACATGAGTAATGACAGGTTACATGCCGATGTTAGACGACTGATAGAACAAAATGGAGCAATGGGTGTTAATCAACTATCTAAGGCATTAGACATCCCATTAAGCACAATGCAGAAATATATGGACAAAGACCAAAGTTACTTCAAAAAGAACAATGTGCGCAAATGGGTTATGCCTGAAGAATCTGCTAATGCTGACATGTCGGTTGTATCATCTAATTACTCTAATGTTATTGATAGTCAGCTTATGAGTATGCAAGCACTGATTAATACTCTTATGTCACAATTTAGAGCAACTGTTTCTCTTATTGATGCAAACAAGGGAACAAGTCAGGCTGTGGCTGGAATTATGCCCGATGTACACAAGAGTATGATTGAATCGGATAAAAGAATTAAAAATACATACGATGTATTTAAGAAATATATCAATGTATGTCCTGAAGAGTATCGAGATTTGATTAAGAATTTAGATTTATACCGTCTTACTATTGAAATGGGAACTATAAAGCTTAATGAAGTATTTAATCCTGAAATTACAGCATTATTCTTAGAAAAATCCGTTGATTTATCACATGATGTGATAATGATGCTTAAAGAATACCAAAAGGAGATGAAATTATGAGATATGATATTACAACAGACTATGGAGACTTATTAGTTTTATCATTACATGGTAGAGTTTTATTAGTAAGTCGTGATATGTCTGAAATAGCAGCAAAAATATCTGAAAACTATGAATTACATATGAATAGAGCTAAAAAGACGATTGAGAAGGCTAACATTACTACTAATAAACTAACAGTTGAGGAAAGACCACCATATAAGCAGATAAATCGTACTTATTTAACTGATCTCCCGATTGATGGCGAAACATCATCAAATAAAAAGCCTAATGACGGGTCTTTAGGTAAATTATTTGAACTATGATCATAAATCAGGCATTTAGAAAAATTAGGACAAAATTTCAAGTGGAGTTTTTGTGTACATATGTCTGTTATGGGTGTATGTACACATCCCACAATGATAGAGAAATAAAAGGAAATCCGGTGTAGACTAAAAAAGAAAAAGGAAAACACCTCAAGAACTGGAGTCTCTGTCATGGAAAGTCTTAATTATTTCCCTTCCCCCATTGAGCTGCGTTTAATTGCTGCTTACAATAAAGCTCATTGTGAGCTCACTTATATCATCTACACTAAGCCGGAATGGGTTAAGTATGGAGGAGTTAGCTCTGAGTTTATTGAATTTACTGATCATACTTATGAATTTGTAGTTATCAGAGCTGCTAATGGTGACAAGAGCACCGTTCCTTTTACTTGCATTACTATTCGCGTTCAGTTCTAAAAGAGGAGAATTGTCATGCTTATCGAAACCATTAAATTTGAAATCCGCGACTATACTACAGGTGCTGCTGAGCAGTTTGTTGTTGAGAACACAGCTACCAATTACGAATTGATCGCCACACAGCGCAATACTCGTGACATTCACTTTGAGCAAATGTTCTCTTTTGACTTCGAGCGCAAGCAGAATGTGCCTACCTTTATTCTGACCTATGAGCAGGATCTGATTTTCGATGCCATTCAGGAATATGTTAACAATCACGTGTTGGAATTTGAATTGGATGACGTTGATCAAATGGCCTAAGCGCACTGTGGCGAGATCTAGGATAGGAGAATTATAATGAAATATGCAATTCGAATTACTGATGATGGCCGAAACTACAAGCTATTCGCAGTTGCAAAAGATGAGTCTTGTATCAATTATCTACGTTATCTTGCACGAAAGTCATTCCCATATGGTTCGTCTTATCGGATTAATATCAGTAAATGGAGTCCTGAATTTGAGGACATTACTTATGTGGTGTGATTGCTCGTGAGCACAGATTAAATGCTGTGCTCACTGTGAAGTTATCAATTAGAAGGGAGGTGAAGATAAGATGACTGTCTATGTTGCATTTAACTACATGAAAGATATTGTTGGTATTTTTCACAATACCAATGATGCGCAGAAGAAAGCAGAGTCTGAGAATGGTCACATTGAAATTTGGACAGTTGAGTAATTGATGAATGCTGGAGTGTGCAATTCGACCGGAATTGTGCATTCCCTGAATTTATCAATTGAGATTGGAGAATTGAAATGGCAATAAAAGTAGGCGACCGTGTCATTAGTGTCAGACTTAACGTAGAGGGAATAGTGGTTGATATACAGCCGTGCCTTCAGTGTGATAAAACAGAATTTACCTTAGACAAGGAAGGTAGTCCTGTGCGCTTTTACTACCACACTGGCTCATTTGAAGTTATCGATTCGCAAAAAGAAAAGGAGAAATGAAATGAGATCTATCGAGGAAATCAAAGCTGAATTCATGCTGGCTATGGAAGAGGAAAGGGAAAGAAAAGCAGCAGCTGCTAAATTGGTTAATCCTATCTACAAATTTACCTTGCTGCCCTATACGGATAAATGGTATAAGGTATTCGATCCTTCGTGTAAACTCTATGCACTTGAGGGTGAGGTAACAAATAAAGAAGAGCTGCATGCCGTTGGTAAAACGCCTTTTGAAGGATCAATGGTTTATGCATTCAACTCTCTGTCAGGTTATCTCGTAATGGCTGTCGGAGGTGGCTCTTCTTTCACAGAGAATCCCCGTTGTTTTGTACGCTTGAGTCACTTCATTCAGGATAACCCTGAGGGTGGAGACGTTTCTAACTTCGTTAATTTCTATCGCGGAGGTAAATGAAATGTTGGATGGAATGGATATGCAGCGGGTGTGGCGGACTACGAACAGTGATTACAGTAATAGCGGTTATTTTGTATGGGAGGTTATTGAAGTAGTTGGTAAGGTCTCTCCATTAGAGCAAGAGCCATTTGAGAAATGTCGTGATGGTTCTCTTATTCTTATTCGGTGCTTCCACTATTGGACTTTAGAGAAAGCGGATAAGTCACTATATGACGACACGTATAGCTGCTGGCAGACAGTTACTGTTGTTCCTGATTACACAAGAGAATGGACTGCGCAATGAGTAGATGGACGCACTCGGCTTGTGAAAAGGACTACGAAAAGATTACGGGATACTCGGCTACTGCTGCTAATAGGATTAAGGAGCCCGAAAGAGAAATCTGCTGTTTCTGTCGTGAATTTACTATGTCGGGGTTGTATATCCGATACAACCCCGAGCGCCTTCAATTCTGTTCTCATGATAAGATCTATAGTGCTTATACCATTATCCTTGACGATTTCTATGGTGGCCATGCTGTAGGACCATTTGAAACATGGGATGAGGCTGATAAATACTACAAAGAGAATCACTGCATTGGAAAGATTCGTCCATTAGTTACTCCGCCACCGAAATTGAGGTAAATCGATGTGGAATACTCTTATTGTTATCTTTAAGCAGCATAGTTCTAATCTGTTTATCAATTTTGTAGATGAACAACAGTGTAATGATGCATTCGAACATATAATCGATGCTATAGCTAGAGGAGAAGAAGCGTGGTCTAATTCGCAGAGTTACATATTCCTAGAAGAAGTAGCTTGTATTTCAAAAAGAAAGTAAGGCAAAATTCAACTGGAATTGAGGCTAATCCTGCCAATGCCCATTTACATGCGTAAAATTAATTAGGCAAAAAGAAAGGGCCAGGTCTTAAGTGACCTGGCCCTTTTCTCTGTCTTACATTACTTCTTGGTAATCGTGAACGTCAGGTTGTTGTCCTCGAATACTACAGGATTAGCAACCGTCTTATCT